AAAATAAAAAAGGCGAGTATTATCACTCACCTTTTATTTACTTAACTTCTCTGTTTGCCACTCCCGAATTTTATCAATACGGTTTAAGCACATGTCACGTTCACGTTTTAAAATTACAGCGTACTTTGTTACATCACCATAAGTATCACCAGCAAATGCCGTCTTATCTAAATGAGCGGTCAATGCTGCAGGCAATTGAGAACAACTCTTTACAACAGGTTTATTGGCGCAAGAACTCAATAACATTACTAGGAGCGCTAGTATTAAAAGCATTACTGGTTTTAATTTGTTTTGGTATAGATTTGATAACTGCATCTGATTTACTCCTTGCATCTGACTCCACCTGACTTAGCTCAAATGTGAGCTGTCTATTTTGCTCAGCATCTTCTTCTAATCGAGTGATCGTTTGACTTTGTGCAGCAATTGTTTCTTGGTGTGTTTTAATCTTTACATTCAGTCCATCAATAGTTGCTGACTGATGATGAATCCATCCACACAATGCAAGAATTACAAACGAAGAAACAACGGAGCACACCAATAAAACCTTTGTGAATCCGTTACTGATATATTGCCCGATACCAATCATGTTAAACCCCATAATAAATAGCGGTGCGGTTTAGGCTCTTTTGTTTACGCTTTCGCCATCTGATTTAATAGCTCCCATAACCGCACCGGCTAACCTTTACTTATGTAAATCAGATAAACATAATGCCTTTTCTTTTTCTCTACGTGAAACTAAGCCGGGGAAAACTTTTCCACCAGCTTTATTCCATCTTGGATATTCATTACAAGCTAACTCATACTTGCCTGATTTAAGGTATTTAAATAAGGTTGATTTTCGAACTGCACCACAACCAACGTTAAAAGTAATTGATACGGCAGAATCAAATACAGACTGTGGCAACGCTCGCCCATTTCCATAAGCCAATACACATTTCTCAGCCACTTGAATGTCATTCTTCCAACGTTCCGCAATTTCTAAATCTGTATAACGATGTTTAGGATCTATTGGTAAGCCACTGTATTCAGTTGATCCTATGCCAACAGTTAATACATCAGCAGGACATTTATAAGGATCACGTCTGCAACCTTCAGCATTACCAATAATCTCTGCTCCAGCAGGACTGAGAATAAGTTCATCACCATAAGCACTGTACATTGTTAGGATGATGGCTGATACTCCGCATATACTTCCTGCAAGCCCTAATCCAACTCTAGTCTTTGCCAACTTCATCTTTAAGCCCTCTTTTTAAAGCCTGAACCTTTAAGGCATGCAATTCTTCTTCACGCTCTTCTGCTCGTCTTGCTGCTCTGCCTTCGTAGCATTTTGAATAAGCATTAACTAGTGCGGTAACAATACCAATCACCAAACTTAATATCATTAAATTGTTTTGATCACTGAGCCAAGCAAGAACACCGGAAAAGCCTGACCAAAAATATGTTTGATTCCCTGCGTCTTTAAACATTCTCATACTCCACCTCGCTGTTTGTTTGCGGGGCAATAAAAAAGCTCACGTTTATTGTGTGAGCTTGGTGTTTGGATAATAAAAAACCCCGACCGTTTCCGATCAGGGCTATAAAATTTACTTATTGCTTTCGCCATGCGCTAAAACCGCAACTTATACTTTATACTACAAAATTACTTGCAAGCTGTCAACAAAATAATTCAAAAAATAAATTAAAAAAATTTTAATTTTTTTTGAAAAAAGATATTGACACAATTATTTTTGAGCCTTATAATAGGCTCATATAAACAAGAGATGGCTACAGAGCCGCTAACTAATAAGCCTAAAGGAGGCGATTATGAAAAACTTAAATCAACAACTAAATCACTTATCCCCAGCATCAGATTGGATTACAACCAAATTGCAAGATGCATACGACCACTTAAACCAACAATTAAATATTGTAGTTGATGATAGTAACGGTTTTTTTGCAGTTGCGATGGCATACCAACAAGCCTGCGACCAAAAACCAGAAGTTGCTGACAAAATGCAACGTATAGCAAATTTAATTGTAAAACGCGCTAACCAAATTGAAAGAAAACGTAAAGCTTTATTGGACAGATTAAGCCTTGACGATCTAGAACAATTAATCATTTCATAATTGATAATGCCCCGCCAATAGGCGGGGTTGGAGAATCCTATGAATTATAAAGAAATAATGTACACTGTAGGTCAACTTGTCCGCTGTGTTTATGGTGTTGATGTGCCAGTCAATGTACAAAATACAATTATCAGATTCCCGGTTAAAGGGATTGGCTTAATGAGTCAGCGCGGAGATATTATCAATACAGGTAACCAAGATGAGGTTATGCGCCTAATGGATAAAATCCCGAGCGATTTAACCGACCCTAAAGACAAAATGGAGTTTGACGCTCAAGGTGCTTTTTGGTTAGGTTACTATCATTACGCCAAGATAACAGATAATGTAGCAAACTATGGTGCTAACGAGTTAGCTGTAGTAGGCAATGCTCTATATGGCGATCAATGGCAAACTGCTTTATCTAGAGATCTTAATTTATCTAGCCCAAGACGTATGCGCGCTTGGATTTCTGGTGAGCGTAAAATCCCTACTGGTGTCTGGTTTGATATTATCTCGCTATTAAAAGCGAGACAGTTAAAAATTGAAGAGATTATTAAAAAACTAGCATAAATAAAAATGGCGCTTTAATTGCGCCTTTTTTATTATCCTAGAAACATAAATTTGATTTTATCGGCAACGAAAGCACCTTTTAAAAATCTAATACCTTGCGCACGCTCTCGGTACATTTTGGCTGGTGAGATGTTAAGAGCATTACAAATATCTTTCTCACTTGCTTGTTGAATGTATAGAGCCATTAGAATTTGATATTGCAATAAATCATCATCGTGTAGATTCATTATTTGCTTTTCAATCTTTAAACACTCATCATCTGTTAAGAACTTGATATAAGCCTTTCTCGCAGTCGGCAGCACGGGGATTGAAATTGTAGTGCTTGGATATTCTGTTCCAATTCTGTCACGACCCCAGCAATTACCCCATTTTTCTAAAATTCGTTCAACGCTATAACTCATTCTTGGCTCCCGTCTAACTCTTTGATTTTTGCTCTATAAACCTTGATTAATTCTTTAAGCTCGGAGATTTCCCATTTTTTAATTCTGTGTTGGCTTTCTTCCAACCACTGAACCTCTTGTTCGCCAATCTTCTCAACCAGTCTTGGTCTATATCCGTGAATATTTCCACCGCCTACAAATAGATTGCATCTAATACAGCCAGAATGAATGTTTCTCTCGTCAAATCTCAGAAATGAACTTCTACCTTGTGGAATAAAGTGCGAGGCTTGAAAACTTGGTTTCCATACTGCACCACAAGCAATACAAGGCTGTCCTTTATCTCTTAATCTGATGAACTTATTCACTTCTTTTTGAAGTGCTTTTAGCCAATGCCCTCTATCATTCTCTAGTAGTTTTTTCTTCCGCTCCTTTAATTGAGCCTTTTCTTGTTTATCCCGTTTCTTTCTCGTCTGCTCTTTGGAAAGAATAATCGCACATTTAGGCGAGCATACCTTTTGCATTGAGCTTATAGTTTTCACAAAGTAACAACCGCATACTTTGCATTTGGTTTCCTTAGGTTTTTTATTCATATCACCACCATTTGCCAGTGATTAAGATTGTCCCGATAACCACACAGGCATAAGCAATAATTAAAATCTTCAATTCTTTCTCATGCATCATCTGCGCCCTCAATAAAACAAACAATCACAAACACCACCACAAAGAGAACTACCGCTAGAGCTATTTCTTCTCTCATTTAGTGCCTCCAACCGTCACTAAGAATTACATCGTTCTCTACTGCCCACGATTGAACATATTCGATAAGGCTTGCTAATCTTTTTACGCTCATTTGAGCAGTGCTTTCTCGTAGATTGATTACTTCGCCCTCAAGCCCGATTACCATTTCAGCCTGTCCGCCTGTTGCGATTTTGTGAGCTGATACCATAATCATTTTCCATGTGTCGATGTCTCGTTTTTTACCGTTAAATTCGCACTGTTTGCTAATATCGCTTAGTAGTGCGTGTAACTTTGAATTCTGCTCAAGTGAGCGTGTCATCGGTTGGATTTTTACCACCAATGGATTTTTATCGTCCGTTGGCAGCTCTCTGATAAATTCAATGCAATTCAACCGCACTTGGTTTGAGCGTAGAAAGAATTGTCTTTTACATTCCATTGTAACCGCCGACTTTTTTAATAAAATCAAGGCTAACTGAACGCATTACAAAATCTTCCATAGCTGGGTCAAAAACTACGACCATTTGCCCTTTTGAGTTGCCTTTGATTTCCTTGCCTGTTACTGGATGAATAAATGCAATTCGACCACCTGTAATATCAATCACTTCATTCGCCACGTTGTGAATATGTTTTTGATACCATTGGGTAGATTTATCATTATTGAGCAACATAACTACAAGACAGCCAGCATCCCTTAACTCTTTTGCTTTGATGATGAATGGAGTTACATCTGAATAAGGTGGATTTACATAAACCGATGTACAGCAAACGGCATCCATTAAAAATTTAGCACTAACGCTTAAAAAATCATGGTGAATACCTTTCTCACCAATATAATCTGGTGTTAATGCGTTGTTCTCGTTGGCGCACCCATCTACGAAAAAGTTAAATCTGGCATCTAGCCAATTAAATACATATTTAGGCGTGCGCCAAGTGTCTTTATCAAATTTTTGTTCTGTCATTGGATAGCTCCTTTTCCGTAGGTTTTCGCATGGCTTTTCGGTGCTTGTTGCGGTTTTTCGTTTAAATCTTGATAGGCTTTTGCTTGGTCGCAATCGACAAAATGCCCCTTATCAAATCTCATATAGGCAGTGCCTAATTCGCCAAAACGGTTTTTAGTGATGATGGCTTCTGAATACGGATTATCTGTATTGGCTTTATAAGCACCCTCACGGTAAAGCATAATAATTTGACTTGCATCTTGTTCGATTGAGCCTGAATCTCTTAAATCGAAGTTGGCTGGACGTTTAACTGCTCGACTATCCACTTCACGATTAAGCTGACAAAGTAAAATAATCGGGATGTTGAAATTCTTGCTAAACGTTTTGAGCTTGCTCATTGAGTTTGCGATGGCTTGGGTTAAGTTGATGTTATTTGCTTGTTTGTGGTCCATTAAGCCTAAATAATCAATCACGATTGCGGATAGACTGCCTGCTTCGCCCAAGTGTCTTTCTGTAATCGCACAGATTTCATCAGCTGATAAACCGCCACGGTCAACGAAATAGACTTTCTGCTCACGAATATCAGTGATTGCGTTGGTTAAGCGGTTGTAATCTAAATCGTCTAATTCCTGTGGATTGCGGAGTTTTTTCACACCAACGCCACCTGTCGCACTTAGTAAGCGGTCGATTAATTGGAAGTTGCCCATTTCAAGACTGAAAAATAATACTGAACCGTTGTTCTTAGCGATGTTTCGTGTGAGTGTTAGGCTGAATTCTGTTTTACCTGTACCCGGACGACCCGCAACCACTACGATGTCAGTAGAATTGATTCCGCCTAGAATGTTATCCACTGCCTCAATGCCTGTGTAAAGTAAACGCTCTTTAAAATCGCTTTGTGAGCGTTTTTCAAGTACGTCAATGTAAGAATCCATTAATTCGCCCATTGCCACAGGTTTGATTTCTGTTTTGCTGACAAGGAGCTTTTGAATTTGATTTAACGCTTTTTGAGTTAATTCGTTCACTTGGCTTTCATTGCGAGCTTGTGACATTTCGCCAGCAAGTTTAAGCATAGTTTGTTGAGCTGAACGATTTACCCAAGAAGAATGGATTTTTTTCGCATAACCTAAAAGATTTCCGCCATAAGTCGCTTTATTTGCCATTTCCGCTAACGTTGCTAGGTTCTCGCCATAGTCTTGAGATAGCAGCAAGAAGTCGATTAAATCGTGTTTACGAGCTTGTTTGCGAATGTTTGCGTATAAAGCACCTAGATTGTATGTTGCGAACATTTCAGGTTCTAACCAGCTAATCACTTCACGAGCTTGAGCGGTTAATCCAGTCGCTAGCATTGAGCTGATTAGTCCGTATTCTAGGTTGTAGTTATTATCTTGCGTTACCATTACCAATTCCCCTCTAAAACTTTATCCAGTGTTGTTTCTCTCAAGATGTATTCAAAGTCTGCTTTCCAGCCTCGATTGTTTTCGCCAAAGTAGAAATTCGTGGCGGACTTTAAGAAGTCTTTGAAATACTCACCAAGGGCGGACTCTACATCGGACTCAATTTCAAATCGTTTAATAAACACTTGAGCAAGTTTCTTAATCGCTTTCTTGCGTTTATCACTTAACTGTGATGGATTAGCGATTAGTGGTAGATTTGAATTTAATTCTTTCACCAAGGTGTTGTATGTTTCTGCTACTGCTGAATAATTAACCTTGATTGAATTTTGTTTTTTGCCAGTGTGCGGCTTGTCCGCACCACCGACTTCCGTATGTTCTGCGTTAGCAGATTCCCCGTTAAGGGGTAAGGGGTTATTTGTATGTAATCTAGTGTTGTAATCTAGTGTATTAACGAATGTCACTTTGTCGCACTCCCGAATGTCACTTTCGGACATTGGGGAATGTTCGTTTTGTACATTCGCCAATGTTGCTAATAATTCGTCTAATTTGTCACAGTCAATCTTGTAATAAAGACGATGCTCTAAACGTTTATAAGTCTCGATTAAAACACCTTTTCCACGGAGTAATTTACGAGCTGTTTCTTGTTCTTTTCTTGATAAACCAGTCTCAACTTCTAATTCTTCTTGAGTTTTGTAAACACCAAGAGTTGAATCTGTTTTATCTTGCCAGTAGAAGATTTGCTCAAAGAATACTTCAGCAATAACACCACCAAATAAACGTGCTAAATTTGGGCGGTATGCAATCACTCTGCCTGTATTTTTTAGCATTTCTGACGGTTTCATATTTCCAATTCCTCAATCGCTTGATCTGTTACTCTGTCGTATTCTTCTTGGCCTGCGTTTCGCTCTCTTAAATCTCTTTTAACTGCCTCGTATGCTAGGATTCGTTCTCTATCGTCTAAGCTAGCTACAAATTCGGGTGAGAATAATCTTTCCATATCAAGCCACCAATCTATATTCAGCTACACATTTGCCACTTGGCACTACAATCATTCGTCTTTCGATTTTGTGACCCTGTTGCTTTAAGTCATAAATTCGTGCGCCAAGACGTAAGCAATTAAAACGTTTTTCTGCATCTAAGTGAGTTAAGCGGTCGCCTTGTTGTAAGGCTTTAAGGATTAACGCTTTTTGAGTTTTGCTTGAACTTTCGTTTGCGTTTTCATTAAATTTAGGTGATAATTTAGTCATCTTTTGATGTCCTCCGACTGATAAAGGTTATTACATACGACTTAATCAAAGCCTCTGTTCCAGCAGGGGCTTTTTTATTTCCGTTTATTTAAAGCAATCACGCACTCGATTGAGTGTTGTGTCGCAGCTAAATGTTTGTTTAATAATTTTCGAATAATCTCTTCTTCTGCTTGTGTGATTTCGCCATCTTTTAACGCATCCTCCAACACACCGAAAAGCATGCCTCTAGCTGATAATTCATGCAGTTGGATATTTGCCATTTCTACTGCATCTAGATTGTCTGCATCGGTATCTTTTACAAATCGTCCACCAGCATTTCGGCAAAGCTCATCAATAAAATCAGTGCAGCCATATTCGAGCTGGACGGCAATCAATTCTTCGTTTTTAAAGCGTTGCCCTTTTGTTTGGTAAAGACGGTTATTTAACTCGCTTTCGGTAAAGCCGAGAAAGCCAGCTACCGCACTTTTGCCACCTGGTACTTTCTCGATCATCTCTATAATGGTTTGTTTCATTGCCATAATTTCTTTCCGTTTTTTATGGTTTTCTTTTGGGTAAAGGTTGGTAAATTACGCTCTAAGGTGTTTTGGTAATCCATCATCTGGGTTTGGATATAAGTGCGGACTTAATTCATGCGGAGTAACTAAATAATCAGTTACTGCAGACCAAACTAATGTCGTCTTCGCGCTTAATTCACAACGTCCCGTCAGATAATGGCTAACAAATCCTTGGGTTTTTTGTACAAGCCGAGCAAACTGTTCTTGAGTGAGTTTTTTCTCGGCTAAATAATCGGTTAGTTTCATATAGCCTCCTTAATAGTTAAATATTAGCAAAACTATTTACTTTATTCAATAGTTTTAATATTTTCACTATTCTTGATCTTATTAGCGGGGCTAATATAATTCCGGCAAAAGATACGAGAGGGATACAATGAGCGAAGTGGAACAAAGACTTTTTGAGATTAAAACTCGCCTAAAAAGTATTTATGAAACAAAGAAAAAAGATTTGGGATTAACTCAAGCTAAAATCGCTAATCTATTGGATATTAAGACACAGGGCGGCGTAAGCCACTATATGAACCCAAATAGTAAGCAGCCTATAAGCAAAGAAACAATCATTAAATTTGCTTCGATTCTTGATGTTGAACCATCTGATATAGATCCTGATATTTCCGAGGACTTCACTACTCTTGTAGCAAAAGCAAAAGAGTTTTCGGAACCGACAGCCTCCGATTCAGTCAAGCTCACACTACTTGATAACCATCTTGCCGCCGGTGATGGCGTCATCAACCTTGATTACCCGGACACAATCCGCTCTATTGAATTTTCGCGCGACAAGTTCATGGAGATTTTCCAACGCAGAACGGCTCATAATCTCTCGATTGCGATTATCGACGGAAACAGCATGTACAACCCAACCAATGCCGAAATGAGCCTAAAACATGGTGACATCGTGGCGATTGATAGAACAATTAATGACTTCAAAGATGACGGCATCTATGCGTTTGTATATGAGGGGAAAGCAAGAATCAAGCGCTTGCAGTATCTAAGCGGCTACAGACTAAAAGTAATTTCGGATAATCCAAGTTACGATCCTGAAATCTTAGAAAAAGACCAAGTAGAGCAAATTCATTTTGTCGGAAAACTAATCAAGAAACTAACACTGGATATTGTTGATCTTTAACCAACGAGTAACGTAAACAACCAAGGATATTGATATGGTAAAAAATTTTGAAGATGTGAAACAATCCATTGTTGAGGCGCAATTAGCTTCCTCACCAAAGGATAAAATGATTAATAGCATTATGAAAGGAACCGCTGATCTACTATCAGCGAATGATATTATTAATAGGCTAGGAATTACACCGAATGAATTTGAGAAAATGGTTAATCTGCCACGTCATTATGTAAACGCTAAGGGTTTTGGAGGCGCGGTTCATGCAGCAAATGTTTTATTTGACCCGCACATTGAATTGATTAATCACGACTTAGAAGAGAAAACCATGTTCCCAAAACCTGATTTATACATATTAGGGAAAGCGCGTTGGACGAAAGAAACCTTTAAAAAATGGTTAGAAAAACAGTGTAGATAAAGAAAAAGGTAGGTTTTAACCTACCTTTCCCGAACCGCCAACAAGCGATTCTCACACTTTACAAAGCGATCCGGCTCCTACGTCCGGGGCTTCGGGTCCGTTGCCAGTGCGAGTATTATTACACTAAATAAAATTTGAGTAAAGAAAAAAATATGCTTTCTAAACAAATTATAAGTATTTCAGAAAGTCGGTTGACCGCATATCTATTTTGTTTCTACCAAAACGATAAAGCTAAACAGAAAGAAGCGATTGCAGTATATACTGCATTACAACATCGTACTGGAATTTACTTTTCTTTAATACAAGAGATTGAAGTTGCTTTACGAAATGAAATCAGTGAATTGCTTCGTAACATTGCGCCTAATAATGACTTATACAAATTTTTCCATTACTTAGCACAGGATAGCAGCGCCCCTTTAACTGCCGAATCAAAACGTCAGTTACAAAAAGCGATCAACGAATGCAGTAAAAGAAAATATAATGAAAATGACATTATTTCACATATTACTTTTGGTTTTTGGGTCAATCTCTTTGACTATGATCCAAAAAGGAATAAACACGTTGCCTATTGGCAAAAAGTGCTAAAACCTATTTTTAACCATAGATTTAGCAATTTTAAAGAGTTATATAATACATTGAAGCAAGTAATGCGATTTCGTAACAGACTGTATCATCAGGAAATTATATGGAATAAACGCATCGCAAAAAAACCCGGACACGCTTTGGATAATTTAGAAAAAACCTATAAAAAATTTGAAACCACACTACAAAAAATTGCGCCTGAAAGGTTTATCTTTCGTCAGCTTTCACAAGCTCTAATCTGGCAACGAGATATTTTCTTTGATCAGCAAATATTCGATGCTGAAATAACTGTTCTGCCTCGACATATCACCTAAACCGCCACTTCGGCGGTTTTCTTTTGCCCAAAATCCACCGCTCCCACCTCTCCCCCACTCTTTTTTCTGTGATCTAGGTCACAAATTCAGCAAATAGTCAAAATTTTTTCAAAATAAAATATTAGTAAAAACAGCTATTTAATAGTTTAAATAGTAAATTTATTAAAAAATATTAGTTTTGCTATTTACTATTAGTATTAGTTTTAGTATTATAGTGCACATCAAAGCAAAACACTTTGAAACGTTCTTTAAAAATTTGGTCTCGTGCGGGATATAAATTATCGGCTGATTTAAGTCGAGTAACCCCAGAGCAGAAAACTGTACTGCGTGTTTAACCGAAGAGATGTGGTTGGCAGGTCAATGGCAGCGCTGTTTATATCTTTAAGCAATCCCTTAGAGGATACGAGTTCAGTCGGGGAAATGGCAAACAAGCCCATGGACTGGTTAATTTAGCAAACGCAGCTATAAGCGTGACAGCCGGAGAGACGGTAAACTGCCTCGGTAGCTTAATAGGTAAAAGCGACCGGCTCATAACCGGAGGATAGTTGAGTTCGAATCTCTCCCGAGGCACCACTTTAAAGCACATTTGAAGTACAGAGACACAACGGCACGTGAAACCGTTGCGAATGATAGAAAGAAGTGTGCTTTGAAATGGCAAACATAAAACAAACGAGGTTAAAAATGGAATATGTAACGATTTCCAAATCTGAATATGATTACTTGGTTACTCAAGCCAAGAGGATCAAATTCATTAATCATTACAGACCAACCATGGCAAAAGAAGCTGATACAGGAGAATACTCAATCTCTGTAGATACTATGGGCATCATTGATACCTTGCGATACAGCAGGGATATTGAGTGCATTGATCACGCAATTAAGGACGTGAGAGAAATGCAAAAAGCATTTTGGGTTTACGAAGAAACTGAAATTTACGCGGGCAGAACTATTGAGGAAATTCTTCATGCGTTTTATTCAGAAAAAGAGCGCGAGGAAATTTTAAGAGATAACCTTTATGGACAGGTTGATTTAAACCAAAAATACCCGGTCAAGGAAGACTCAAGCTCTATTGCAATAGAAAAAACCATTAAAGAATTGTTAGAAGAAATGGTCACTTTCCCGGATGTGGTTTTAACATCTTACGATTAGCCGAGCATGAGGGCTTAAAACTTATGCTTTGAAATGGCTCTTTGTTTAGTCGGTTGTGGAAATCGACACGGTACAAAAACACGGTAGCGTTATGAAAAATGACACGGGTTCAAATCCCAAAAGAGCCTCCATCTCAATCCGCTTTCAAATAGCGAATTAAAGCTCAATCTTCTTGAATAAATGATTGAACGAGAGCGGATTTAGCTGGAAACAGCGTTAGTCATAATAATTAAAATCTCCTTTAAGTTAGTTAAGCCCTCTAGTTGCTTTCACACTTTGGCACTAGATGGATTTTTTTAACTAACATTTCTTAACTACGAGGTGAAACTATGAACAAGTTAATCAATTTTCTCAAAACAACCGCTTATGTACTTGCAACTATCCTTTCAATCTGCCTAGTTGCTATAACAATGCTTACCGCACTTGCAGCACAGGCAAGCGAACCAACAGCATTAGAGCGTGAGCAAGCACGAATTCAATGGATTGCCGAACACGGACAATATCAATCAAATCTTACAGAGTCAGCCAAACAAGAGGCTATGGCGTACACAAACATCAAACAAAAGGAATTGGATTATGAAAAAGGCAAAAGTAGAAATTAAGATTGAGCCATATTCAAAAGGTGGATGGTATGTTGTTGAGCGAGTTAATAATAAAGTTTGGTGGAAATCGTCAAATTATCAATCTTTATAGCTTGCCGAAACAAGAAAGAAAGAGCGTGAAGAGTTAAAAGCTAATATGGCGAAATTGCTTGATAAAAAGCCATCTCGCAAACAGAAACAAAGAGACGGGCTAGCTGTTACACAAGCAGTTAAAAAGCGTACATACAACGCTAGATTGCGTTATTTAACGTTATTTGATGAGTACAACAAGAAACGCAATCAACAACCGAAAGACAAACGACAAAACGAGTTTAGATTATCCGATATTAGAAAACTGTTTGGCATACAGGCAAACACTATCGAGCGAGCTGTTTGCTATGGGCAAATAAAGCCTAGTATCGGCAAGGTATTAACTAACGGTCGGTGGGTTCGATTGTTTAGTTACGATGACATTAAAAGTTATTTTGACGGTTTAAAAGGGTTATACGATGGAAAGCATACAAGCACAATGGGAACGCAAAACGTTCAATGATTACGATAGACAGTGCAGCAAAGAAGATGACTACAATCGGGCGGTAGAAATGGAAATAGAAAGCATCAAAGAAGATATCTCTAATTGTGATAGCGATACTCTCTGTGCTTTTAGCGAAAAGATGTTTGATGATGACGAATTTCTTAAAGCGGTTGCACTTGGCACTGACTATGAAGAAATGCGAATTAAAATCTTGACTGCTATGGCAGAAGATAGATTAGAGCAATTAGAAGAGGATTATCGGAAAGGATATATCCTCAACGATTAACCGACAAAGGTGAAACAAAATGACAAATCAAAATCAACAAGTACAAGCTCCCGTTAAGCCTAAAACACTTCGGGAGCTTTTTAATAATCAGATTATCAAAACGAAAATTGAACAGCTAGTCGGAAAGAATTCAGCAACCTTTGCGACAAGCGTAATGCAGATTGCTAACAGTAACACAATGCTAAGAACAGCTGACCCGACAAGCATTTTTAATGCCGCTTGTATGGCTGCAACGCTTAACCTACCACTTCAAAATGGCTTAGGCTTTGCCTATATCGTGCCTTTCAAAAATAACAAAGAGCGTAAAGTAGAGGCTCAATTCCAGATTGGTTACAAGGGATTTATTCAACTCGCTCAACGCTCTGGCCAGTTTAAACGATTGGTCGCTTTGCCAGTATATAAAAATCAACTGCTCAAAAAAGACTTTATCAATGGCTTTGAGTTTGATTGGGAACAAGAGCCAGAAAAAGACGAAAATCCAATCGGATATTACGCTTACTTCAAGCTAGTGAATGACTTCTCGGCTGAACTCTATATGAGCCATGACGACATCGTTAAACACGCTCAACGTTACAGCCAAACATTCAAAAAAGGCTTTGGAGTATGGCACGACAACTTTGAGGCGATGGCATTAAAAACCGTGATGAAGTTATTGCTATCAAAACAAGCTCCGTTATCAGTAGAAATGCAACAAGCAGTATTAGCCGATCAGGCAGTAGTTAAAGACGTGGAAAACCAAGAATTTAACTATGGCGACAACGTTCAAAATGCTGAATTTGTAACGGTTGTAGATGATGAAACGTTTAACAACTGCAAACAAAGCATTATCAACGGTGAAACTACTCTACAAGACCTTTGCGATAGTGGAGCTTATGAGTTTAGCCAAGAGCAAATTGCGGAATTGGAGGCGATTGAGAATGGAAATGTACAAGCTGAAAGCTAGATGCTCTGGGCTTGCTGATTTAATGGTTAAACCGAAAAGCGGTGGCGGTATATCTGCCACTGCCAAAAGTGCGGTGAGAAAGATAGTTAAATATGACCTATTTGGCTATCAAGATTTTGAGGGTAACAAATACACCGAAAAAGGCATCGCACTTGAAGAGCAAGCCATTAAATTAAGCGGTCGCAAGCGTGGATTAGCGTTAAAGAAAAACGAAGAAAGACGGGAAAACGATTGGATTACTGGTGAATGTGATATTTACGTTCCAACTAGAAAGCTAATCATTGATACAAAATGCTCATGGGATATTGGCTCGCACCCATTTTTTACCGATGAGGCGGAAGAAAAAGCCAAAAAAGCTGGTTATACAATCCAAATGCAAGGCTATATGTGGCTATGGAATTGTGTAGAGGCTCAAATCGACTTTGTACTCTTACCTACTCCATACGAGCAATTATCAAGCTATGACAATCCAGAGCGATATATTGATTTAGTGGAGCAAATACCGCAATCAAAACGTATTACGACCGTTACAGTTAAACGTGATGACAAAATCATCGAAGAAATCAAAGAGCGAGTTAATGCCGCTCAAGAATATTATCAACAGTTAATTAAGGAAATGAGCTAATGGCTAGTTTAAATAAATGCCTTTTTATCGGCAACCTAACCGCAGACCCTGAAATTAGAACAATGCCTAACGGTGAGCAAGTGGCCAACTTCACCATTGCACTTAACGAGAGATACAAAGCGAAAGATGGAAACATTGTAGAAAATGTTGAATATGTTCGCATTGTACTCTACCGCAGATTAGCCGAAATCGCCGCTCAATATCTACATAAAGGTTCTCAAGTTTACATTGAGGGGCGTTTAAAAACTCGCAAATGGCAAGATAGCAACGGACAAGACCGCTACACCACTGAAATTCAAGGCGATAACTTACAGATGTTAGGCGGTCGCCAAGATGAGCATAAACAAGCAAAACCAAGTAAAGCTAAACCAGAGCCATTAAGTGCGATGGCTGAACACAGTGATAGCCTTGACGATGGAATTCCATTCTAGGAGTGAGTTATGAGCAAATTTATAAAATTGACAAATTTTAGAGCTGGTGATGGTGATTTAATTGTAAATGTAGATTTAATTAGAACTGTAACATCATCACACAATGACTGCTCAATTGTTAAGTTTTCTGACGAGCATAATGTGGTAGTAAAAGAAACTCCAGAACGTATTTTAAAAATGATTGAGGCCGCCAAATAAGGCGGTTTTCTTTTAGGTGAATTATGAACAAAGAAACAGAACACGAATTAGCGGAATTACACGAGAAAGAACGGGGTTTAGAAAAAGCTCTTGAGCTTGTGCGTGAGAAAATCCGTGAGTTAGTTAATTACACAGATAAGAACAAGGTGTAAAAAATGAAAGAACAACAAAAGAAATATGAGCTAACCGATGAATTTATTGAGCATTGGAGCGGTAGAAAGCTATACAGAATTAGAGCTTTGGTTGCATTTGGCGCCGTTGTAGCTGGGCAACTTGGCGGGTTTGTTGAGTCAGAGAAAAATTTAGATCAGTCATTGTACGGTGATGCTTGGGTGTACGG